ATGAGCCCCTCCTCGGCCGGGGGAGGACATCGTGGGACACTACCCGGACCCTCGGTTTACCAACGCTGATGCAGAGATCATCAAACACAAAGTCAGGAAGCTCATTGGGCACTACGGATTCAATGCCAGCGATGAACCCGACCTTGAGCAAGAGTTGGCCATGCACGTCTCAATGCGCATGGTGAAATACGATCCGGCGCGGGGAGCGCGCAGCACGTTCGTGGACCGGATCGTCCGTAACAAGATCGCCAACATCCTGGAGCATCGCATGGCGAAGAAACGGGGAGGCCGCACACGGCCGATGGCGCTGGATGACGTTCCAGAAGGTCTGCTCCTGGACGGTTACGCCGATCCTGAGGCCATTGATCTTGGCCTCGACGTTCGAAACGCGTTGGCCGGCCTATCGCCGGAGCTGCAAAGGATCGCCACGCTCCTGACCACCAACACCCCATCCAAAGCCGCCCGGGCGCTGGGCTTGACACGCGGCCAGTTCCGCCAGCTTCAGGAGGCGATCAAGACTTACCTCATGGGTGAGGGGTTGGACCCCCATGCGCCTGACGAACCGCCAACTCCCCGGCGTTCCCGGTAAGTAAGCAGTAGACGCAAGCCGCGTGACATAGGAGAGCGTTATGCAAAAGACTCTCGTGCGATTTGTATTCGACAAGACCGCGCCGATGGACGAGGTCGCAGGCACTCTGCATCTGGCCCACCTCGCGGCCGCGAGCCTTCATGGCGAGGACCGGGTTCGCCTGGACGCTAGGTTCGCCATCAACCGCGCCAGGCGCACCTGCATGATCGACGCCGCCTGCGAGGTCGGGCGCACCTTGGCGCTGATCTTCGGCGGCTATGCCCGCCGTGAGTTTGGCGACGGTGCCGTGCGGATGGAGCGCGCCGGTTCGCCAGACAAGGGCAGAATCAAGGGGGCCATCGCATGATTTCCCCTCCGCCGACCCAGCCTCTCGAGGAAACCATCCCGGCGTGCCTACGCCAGCGCCCGCAGTGGGTCTGTTGGCGCTACATCGAGCGCGATGGGAAGCGGACCAAGTGTCCGTTTGACGCCAAGACCGGAGCGATGGCAGATTCCACTGAGTCTGACACATGGAGCGCATTTGACGTTGCGGACGCCGCCTGGAAGAGGAGCAACCAGTACCAGGGGGTCGGATTCGTCTTTGCCGCCGATGATCCCTTCTGCGGGGTCGATCTCGATGATTGCATCGACGTATCGACGGGCCAGATGAAACCTTGGGGCCAGCGGATAGTCGCCGTGCTCAACAGCTACTCGGAGATCAGCCCATCCGGCGCTGGGGCGAAGGTGTTCCTGGAGGCCTCCAAGCCGGGGGAACGGTGCCGGAAAGCATACCAGGACGGCGAGATCGAGATGTACGACCAGGGACGGTTCTTTACCGTCACGGGCCGGCGGCTTGAAGCGGCGTCGACGCAGGTCGAACGGCGGCAGGCGGCGCTGGACCAGTTGTACGTTGAGGTTTTCGGCGTGAAGGCGCTGCCGCCGGAACCGCAGCCCCGTACCAGCCCACCCGTCTCCGCGCCGACCGGCACAAGTCTTACTGACGACCAGATTCTGGGGAAAGCCCGCCGCAGCCGAAAGAGCGGAACCAAGTTCTCGGCGCTGTGGGCCGGGCAGTGGAGCGACCACTTCACTTCCGCCAGCGAAGCCGATTCGTCCGTTGTGTTCACCCTGGCGTTCTACACTAAGGACGCGGTGCAGATCGACCGCATGTTCCGCACATCAGGCCTCTTCCGCCCGAAATGGGATGAGAAGCACGGGGCCAAGACCTACGGGCAGACGACCATCGACAAGGCGCTGGCGCAGGTGACCGGCCAATATCAGCCCCGCCGCGGCGCTTCGACCCCCGGCGCAGCGCCCGCCGCCGGCGATGGTGATGATCATGGTGACGAGGATCTCGTGCCGCTAGGGACGCGCGACCCCCAGACAAAGCGTCTCGTACTCTCGCCCAAGAAGACCCTGCCCACTGCTAAGGCGTTCATCGCCGAGTTTCATCATCATCGCGAAGAACGGACACTTTACAGCTATGCCGGAACCCTGCTGGCCTGGCGCGGCAACCGCTTCATGGAGATCGAGGAGGAGACGCTGCGCCATAAACTTCAGCCGTGGCTGCATGGGGCGATGCGTTACGTGTTCAACAAGCGGACCGGCGTGCTGGAACTGGTGGGCTTCGAGTCGAATCCAGGCACACTAAGAGCGGCTGTCGAATCAATACGCGCCTACACGCATTTGCCGGCCTCAGTGACGCCTCCCTACTGGCTGGATGGCCGCGCCAACCCGCCGGACCCCAGATACCTGCTGCCGTTCCCGTCGGGCACCCTGGACCTGGCGACCGGCAAAGTGCTGTCGCCGACGCCCGCGCTGTTCAACATCAACGCCTTGGACTTCAATTACGATCCCAACCCCGAGGTCCCCGAGCGCTGGATCAAGTTCCTCGAACAATTGTGGGGGGACGACCTGGAGTCAGTTGAACTGCTCCAGGAGTGGATGGGGTACGGCCTTGTGGCCGACACCAGCCAGCAGAAGATGCTCCTGATGGTCGGCCCCAAGCGCTCGGGCAAGGGGACCATCGGCCGGGTTCTGACCCGTCTTATCGGCGCTGGCAACGTCGTCGGGCCGACGACCTCCAGCCTGGGCAGTCTGTTCGGACTCCAGCCTCTTATTGGCAAGAGCCTGGCCATCGTTTCCGACGCCCGCTTCGCCAGCGAAAACATCGGCGTGGTCGTCGAGCGCCTGCTCTGCATCAGCGGCGAGGACACCTTGACCGTGGACCGGAAATTCCTCGGTAGTGTGACGATGAAGCTGCCAACGCGGTTCATGTTTCTGACCAATGAGCTGCCGCGCATGAACGACGCCAGCGGCGCGCTCGCCGGGCGCTTCGTGATCCTGCGGCTGATCAAGAGCTTCTATGGGCAGGAGGACATAGCGCTGACCCAGCAGTTGATGACGGAGTTGCCGGGCATCCTTCTCTGGGCCATCGAAGGGCTAAAGCGTCTCCGGGCCCGCGGCCACTTTGTCCAGCCCAAGGCGGTATCGGACGCTGTGCAGGAGATGGAGAACCTCGCATCTCCCGTCCTGGCCTTCGTGCGCGACTGCTGCGATATCGGCGTCGGCCGCCGCACGTGGATCGACGAGATGTACGAAGCGTGGAGGCACTGGTGCGAAAGCGACGGGCGTAACACGATCACCAGCAAGCAGGTCTTCGGGCGCGACCTCGCCGCCGCCGTTCCCGGCGTAGTCTGCCGGAGACATAGCATCCAGGGTCGCTTCTACGATGGCATCTCGCTGCGCACTGGGGGTGCAACGTGATGCGCAACATCGCTCCCAACACCGCCGGCTACGCCCTGCGCGACCTTTGTACCGCGATAAGGCGTCTCTTGTGCCGCGCTTGTGCCGCGATCAAACCGGGCATTGCGGTACAAGAAAATCCGGTGTTCACAGGCATTTGCGCGGCCTGTACCGCGATGTGCCGCGCTCTCCCCCATACACGCACACACGCGGGCGCGCGCGTGCGCACGCAGGAGAGAAGTAGCGCACAATGGGAAGTGTCGCGGTACATCGCGGTACAGAACCCTCTTGGTCCGCCGCCGTCCCCTTCAGCCCGTTTGGCCCACCTCGCGCCACGTTCGCCCAGGTTCAAAGACCTGTGCCGAAGTCGAGCAAGCGTACGGCCCGTGGGCGGTGCGAAACGTGGTCAAGTTTCTATAGGTACTCCAGCGTGCCTTTTGTCTCGCTGGGGCGTTGCGAACAGTCACGAAGGTTCTTTTTCTTTCCGCCAAGCGCCATTACGCGCACAGGAGATCAGCCATGGACGGTGAGATTCAATCGGGTGGCAACAGTCGCACAACACACGGAACCAACATGCTTGAAATTGAGAGGATCCCACTGGCGTCGCTGGTGCCGGATCCCGCCAATACCCGCACACACGACGCCAGGAACATCGAGGCCATCAAGGGGAGCCTGTCTGCGTTTGGCCAGCAGAAACCCATCGTCGTCGATGCCGCGAACAAGGTCATCGCGGGCAACGGCACCGTCGCCGCGGCCCGCGCCCTGGGCTGGTCCGACATTGCCGTGGTGCGGACGAACCTGAACGGCGCGGAGGCCATTGCCTTCGCCATTGCCGACAACCGTACCGCCGAGTTGGCTGAATGGGATGACGCCGCGCTTGCCGCGATCCTGGCGACCCTGCAAGACGATCCGACGATTGACTTCACCGCCACCGGGTTCTCCGAAGAAGAGATCCGCGAACTGTGCTCGCGTGTGACCGGTGCGATGGATGGCCTGGTCGATCCGGACGACGTTCCTCTTCCGCCGGACGCCGCGATTACTCAGTCGGGCGACCTTTGGGTGCTGGGCAAGCACCGCCTGCTCTGCGGCGACAGCAGCAAACCGGATGACGTGGATCGGCTGCTGGATGGCCAGCCGGTGCACCTCGTGAACACAGATCCCCCTTACAATGTGAAAGTCGAGCCGCGGTCCAACAATGCAATTGCCGCTGGCCTGTCCTCGTTCCAGGCGACCAACACCCAAAAGCAGACGCATCACCAGGGTTTCGACGCCGCCAGAGGCGCGTTTAACCCTAAAAAGGTGGCCCGACAACTGCGCGCCAAGGACCGGCCGCTGGCAAACGACTTCGTGTCGGAGGAGGAGTTCGACCGTTTGCTGGATGCATGGTTTGGCAACATGGCCCGCGTGCTGGCGCCCGGTGGTTCGTTCTACATTTGGGGAGGCTACGCCAATTTGGGTAACTATCCGCCGTTCCTCAAAAAGCACAAGCTGTACTTCAGCCAGGGCATTGTCTGGGACAAAGAGCACCCCGTGCTCACGCGCAAGGATTTTATGGGGGCATTCGAGATTTGTTTCTATGGCTGGCGGGAGGGCGCGGGCCACAGTTTCTACGGTCCCAACAACGCCACGGACCTTTGGCACGTCAAGAAGGTCAACCCGCAGAGCATGATCCATTTGACGGAAAAGCCCGTCGAGCTTGCCGTGCGGGCGATCCAGTACTCCTCTCTCCAGGGTGAGAACGTGCTGGACTTGTTTGGGGGTTCGGGCAGCAGCCTAATCGCATGCGAGCAGACCGGGCGACGGGCCTACCTGATGGAGCTGGATGCGTTGTACTGCGATGTAATCGTGCAGCGGTACGAGCAGTTCACGGGCAAGAAGGCCGAACGTATTGCGGCCCAAAACCCTGTTGAGATTGAGAGGTGACCCATGGCGCGTCCCACAAAGAAACTCGACCCCGTTTTGATCGAGAAGATGTCCAGCGTCGGCAACCCGGTTACCGCGATTGCCACGATCCTGGGCTGCTCGACCGATACTCTCCATCGCCGTTTTGCGGCAGTAATCAAAAGAGGCCGTGAGAATGGAAACCATTCTCTACGCGTCAAACAGTTCCAGAAGGCGATGGAGGGCAATATCACGATGCTCATCTGGCTGGGCAAGCAGCGCTTAGGCCAGTCGGACAAGGTGGAATCGAGAACCGACCTGACCACCGCCGGTGAATCCATAAACCGATGCCCGACCCCGGAAGAAGCCGCGGCGGCCATCCGTGCCGCATACCAAGCGATGAAGGAAGCCGTCCCGGAGAAGTCAGATGATTCGGCTGGATGAGTTTTTTGAGCTACACGGCCTGGCCGAGAACAAGCCGCGGATCATTCTTCCGTTTCACCGGCGTATCCTGGATGCGTTCGCCGATGTCGTCATGGGCACACTGCCCGATGGCAAACGCAACCTGATGGTGCTGATGCCGCCTCGCCACGGCAAGACCTACCTGGCGCGGGACTTTGTGAGCTACGGGCTAGGCTGCTTCCCTTCAGCGCAGTTCATCTACACCGGCTATTCGGCCACGATTGCCGCAGAGCAAACCCAGGCCATCCGCCAGGCCGTCGGGGCCGACTGGTATCGGAATCTGTTCCCGCACACACAGATGGCCAAGTCGGCCGCTGACCACTTCACTACCACCCAGGGCGGGCAGGTTTACGGTGTGGGCATGGGTGGGTCAATTACCGGCTTTGGCGCAGGCTGCAAACGGAAGGAATTTGGCGGGGCCATCTTGATTGACGATGCTCAAAAAGCGGATGATGCCAGAAGCGAAGCGGTTTTGAAACATTGCCGGGAGTGGTACACGGGCGTGCTCTCCAGCCGGAAGAACCATACTGATACGCCCGTCATTCTGATCCAGCAGCGTCTGCACCCTCAGGATCTGGCCGGGCACATCATGGCCACCGAAGCTGACCAGTGGCATGTGATCCGCATACCCGGCCTTCAGGATGACGGCACCGCCCTGTGGCCCGAAACGATGTCCGCCGAAAAGCTGGAGCATCTCAAGCGCGTGGACGAGTTCACGTTCTGGAGCCAGTACCAGCAGGAACCCATCGCCCCGGGCGGCAACATGATCAAGCGGGACTGGTGGCGCTACTACGACCCGAAGACCTACGATGTGAACTGCCTCGTGTTCATCACCGCCGACACGGCTCTTAAGGCCAAGACCTGCAACGACGCATCCAGCCTCCAATGCTGGCACGCCACGCCGCACCATCTGGATCTGTTGGAGGATCATACCGGCCGCTGGGAATTCCCTGACCTGATGCGAGAGACGAAGGCCTTCTGGGACAAATGGGCGCGATTCGGCGTCAACTGCATCTACATCGAAGACAAGGTTAGCGGAACATCGCTGGGCCAGATGCTGAACCAGCTTGGAATGCCTGTCATATTATGGAAGCCCAACGACTACAACTTTCCCGACGACAAGGTCGGACGGGTCAAACACAGCCTCTTCTACATCGAGGGTGGGCGGCTGCGGCTGCCGGATGATGGTCAGCCGTGGGTCCAGCCGTTCATCGATGAGTGCGCCGCGTTTACGGGGGACGGTAGTGGTTTCGACGATCGTGTCGACGCACTTTCTATCGCCTGCAGCATCTGGTCGGGGAAACTCAACGGCATCGACATCCGCGTGGGGTAGCCTCGCGTTGGCAATTGAACACGCCGGTGAATAGCGATACCTGTGAACCATCGCGTCCCAGCCGGCCCCAACGCGCCACGTTGGCCCAGGTTCGCTAGAGAGAACCCCGGTCGCCGTGGCGGACCGAGGTGGATAAGAAAACGGGAGGTGACGCGTCAGTTGGCTAGCGTGAACTTGCCGCGCTCGACCTTGCGGAACCGCGACTGGTCGCCCTTGGCGGCGATCTCGCGGATGATCGCGGCGTAAATGGTCGCTGCCGGGGTCTTGCCGCCGGTGGTCCACATGCCCGTGGCCAGCATCCGCTCGACCATCTCCTTGGCGTTCAGCGGCTTTCCCGCTTCGGCCAGCACTGCCGCCGCCGCGTCCAGGCCGCTGGGGCGCTTGGCGCGAGGTTCGCCCGTGGCGCGTTTGGTCTTGCCCTTGGGCTCGTCGGCCGCCTCCGGCGAAGTCGCGGCACCAGGGCCAACGTCGCCGCCCTCGCTGGCGGCCTGCGCCTCGTACTCGGCCTTGGTCATCACCTTCTTGGCGGGCGTACCGTTGGCGGCTTCTGCCTCGTCGAGCGTCTTGGCCACCCGCCGCTTGGCCGGCCGGCTGACCAGACTGCGGATTCGCTGGACACTCTTGATGCGGACGGCGCGGTTGGTCGCGACGTTGACGCCGTCCCAGCCGCCGTGCGGGTTCTCGCCGGTGATGCGGACCTCCGCGATGTTGCCCGAAACCTTCACCTTGTAGCTCTGCCCGATCTTGATCTCGTTCTTCTTCATGGTGTTCTCCTCGTGTCTGTGCCCCAATGGGGCGGGTTAGATACCGACCTCTCTGGCAAGGCGGTCTTGTTGCTCCTAGCCCCCGCGCGGCTGTGGATGCGGCCGGCCGCAAACGTGCGGGATGGTCTTACGCTTGGCCATGCGCGGTCCTCCGATTCACACGATGCGCATCGCGGTTATCAGTTCCTGCACGGCAACAGCAGCCTCGTGCGTGCGGGCAAGCTCGCCACACAGGCGGTCGACTTGGACGCCGTGGCTCTGAAGAACGCCCTGCG